ATTTATACCTATCATTGAATCTAAACGACCACGATATAGTTCCACCGGATATAACTACATCAGGGTTGATAAACTCCCATGAGCCAGGGGCGTAGTTTATNCTAGCAAAGAAGTAGGGGTTGCCCCTCTNTAACCTTTCATCGTAAAAAGACCCATTGCTCCTTCCNGTAGAAACTTCCCCTAAGTGGGTTCCAACTCGGATGGTCGTATCTAGGACTATGACCCCGTTTGCATCCCACACCTGCAACCCCTGACTCATGCCCAAATCCCCAGTCGCACTCTAAGCCTGTTCGAGTCATACACTTCCACAAGCTGGTTAGTGATTCGCACGCGCCCCTGCCCCGCCACGCTCCCGTTGATCTCGAACTCCCCGGTCTTGGTCAGTCTCCACCCGCTCTGCCCCTCCACGTAGTTATCCGACTGGATCGCCCCACTGATCTTCGCCATGGTGATCGCCGCATCAGCGATCTTCGCAGTGTTGATCGAGCCGTCTCGGATCAGCGCGTCCTGAATCACTGTCTGGCCGTTGACTACGGCGAACGCCAAGGTGTAGGTGCCGCCAGCCGGGTTGTAGATGTAGAAGCGGTCTGCGATGGCCCCGATTTCTGCCACCGTGCCATTTACCGAGATACCGAACACGGCCTTCTTGCCGTTCACCGTGGCGGTGGTCACCGCCCGGGCCACGGCCCCGTCGGTATAGGACGTCTGGGCAGTGAATTGCTGGGAAACCGAGGCGAATTGGTCGTTGGTGGATGACGTCAGGGTGTCGATACGAGTGGACAGAGCGCTGTCCGCAGAGGCCCTCGCCAACTCCTCTGTGCGAATCGCCGCAGATGTGACGGCGTAGCCGACGTAGCCGGTTAGAACCTCCCCTTCTTGCACCTGGACATCGTCGATGATCAGCGCGTCGCCGGCTGCGGACGACCCTGCACGGGTAATCCAGAAGGCAGGCCCTGACGTCACAGGTAGGGCAGCGCCTGCGTTCCACTTGATCTTGAAGGCGTATCGCTGCCAGGAGGTGGTCAGTGTCGGGTTGTTGATTGCGGTGCTGGTCTGAGGCCCGTTGTTCCATCCTAGGTAGCATGTGGTGAATGCAGCGCCTGCAACCTTCCTTGCATAGAAACTGATGACGTACCACTGATCTGTCACCCATCGCTTTGACAGGCCGTTGGCGTTGGCGTAGACGCCGTGCGTGCTGGTTGTCGCATCGTTTGCCGTGACCCGCTGAGCGAACCCACCTAGGCGGCCGGCAACCCTGTCTGCCGTCATGGAGATTCCGGCGTTGTTGTAGACAGCCCATCCATCCGCGAGGCCGTTTCCGCTGGAGTCGACCTCGAAGCTGCTGTTGGTCACGAGGTTTTCACCTACGGCGCCGAAGTTCGCCTGCAGCGTACTCACCTGCAGTGCCAGAGCACTATCAGCATTTGCCCTGGTGGTTGCTTCAGAATTTATCTGGGCCTGGATGTCGTCGCCGACCTGCACCTCAAGCGTGTCGATCCGGGTGGCGATAGCCTGGTCTGCCGTGGCCAGCGTGCTCAGCTCCTGCGTCACGGTCGACTTGTTGGCATCGAACTCCGACTGCAGGGTGGTGATTCGAGAAGACAGGGCGCTGTCCTGGTCCGCGCGGGTGACCTCCTCCGTCACAGCGCGTGCCGAACTACCTTCGTGCAGCGCGAGCGTGGCCAGGTACCGAACGGTCTCCAGCTCGTTCATCATCTCGAGGTTGGTGACGCCCACGGCGAGGTTGTCGACTACGCCGTCGAGCAGAGTAACTTCGGCCTTGGCAGAGGTCAGGTCTGTACGAACCGTGGCTACCTCAGCCCTCACCTCCTCGACATCTGCAGCGGCTTCTGTCTCGGCCCTAGTGACTGACGCCCTAATCTCGTCCAGGTCGGCCTGAACAATGGCAGCTACCTCGTCAGCTACACCTACGGCTACAGACGCCTTGGACGCCTCCACCATCTCCTCGAACAATCCGCCCGGCTTGCGGATGTCTTCGTCCATCGCCGTCAGGATGTCGTCGAAGTCTTCAGCAGTCGTCGCCTGCACCGGGTACCAGGCTGACAGGCCGTAGGCGTTCGAGCCGCGGATATAGTAGAAATACTGGGTTCCGGAGCGGAGCCCTGTATCCACCAGATCGGTGGATACGCTGAGACGCACCGCGTTGCTTTCGATCTGCGCGTCGGTAAGAGCCGTGGAGGATCTCCAGAACTCGTAGACCGCACCCGGGTAGGCGCCCCTCGGGAACATGGAAATGCTGAAGGCCCCAACGCTGACATCCACACTGTCAGGTTTGACGGGCATTAACATGTTCGATATCTGGACTGTTCTGGAGACCCAAGGTGAAGATCGGCCAGTGGAGCTTACCGCCTTAAGTCGGAACATCCACTCGCCGGCGTCTGCGTCTAGTTCGTCAAAAGCAGTGCCAGCTCCGGTGTATATAGTCCGAAAAGAAACGTCGCGTGGCCCCTGTACCTCGAGAATGTACTCGACCACCCTGACGTCATCGCTTGGCGTCCAGCTGATGGTTATTGCCTGGTGAGAAACGCCGCCGGCCAGATAAGTGTAGGCCTTGGCGACGATGTCCAGGGGCGGCGCGACAGGGCCTGTTGGCAAGTAGCTGGTAGGGGTGTCTGGCAAAGCGAGATCCAGTTCGACCCGGCTGTACTTGGTCGGGTCGTGCTCGGTAGCTGTGATCTTGTACTCGAGCTTTTCAGCGTCCTCTGTCACAGCGGTGACACGGTACAGAGGCAGCTTCACTGAGAGGCTGGTCAAGACCCACACCGCGCCCCTCAACGGGGCAACACTGAGCGGCTCAAGCAGGTTGACCGTATCACCTGCGAACGACAGCACCTGCTTACGCTCGATCGACCCGTTCGGCATGGTCACACTGAGGAACCAGGTGTCGCTCGCAGTTTGCTCTGGCACCTTGTCCAGGGTCAGTGCGTTGGTATCGGCCTGCAATACTCGCCCGCCCATACGGGCGCCGGCCTGGTCAGGGTCGGCGAGCTCGATGAAGTCGCCCGGCCGCAGGTCTGCATGGTCTATTGAGGCGGAGTAGTTGACCGTCTGGGTCTCAGCTCGCTCCGAGTAGAGGATCCACTTGCCGAGGCGGCGGGCCTGGCCGCGGGAGGTGCACCCAAGTGCGGTGACCTGAGTCTCTCGCCAGCCGAACAGTTCGATGCTCTCTGGGTCCTCGACGAACTCTGGTTTCTGCCGATAGTTGTCGTCTGGGTCGTTCCACATCACGATCGCAACAGAATGGCGCTCGCGCAGAGATGTCCCGCTGTACTCAAACTCGCCGTTGATCACGTTCGCCGGCGTGACGAGCTTGACCGGGTCAGCTGGCATATCGCCTACGGCGACCAGACTGTCAGAGCCCCAGTAGCACATCCCACGGAAGACGGACGCGAGGTCAGCCAGTACGTTGATCGCATCCTGGCGGTCGGCGAAAACCGTGTTTATCGTGAACCGGGGCTCCATGCCGCCATAGCCGTCTGGGACCAGCTCATCGCAGTACCTGCCGATCTGGTAGAGCGACCACTTGTCGACGTTCTTGACGTCTGCGCCAATAACCGGGTCGGTCGCCAGATCGTAGAAGGCCCAGGCCGGGTTATCCGTCCAAGCCTTTTTGAACAGGCCGTTCCACATCCCTGTGTAGGTGCGGGTCAGCGGGTCATAGTTGCTCGGCACGTTGATGATGCTGAGCTTCATGTCGTAAGACCGGCTCGGCATCGACGAACCGAACAGCGCCGCGTCCAACTCTATGCCTACCAGGGCGCTGTCTGGGTAGCTCAGCTTGGTGTCGACGACTTCGGTCAGCGTTGTCCAGGCCAGCTTGTCGGTAATCCGCGCGGTGTCGCTGTCAGGCGTAATCCGGCGCACACGGATATCAAACGGAGCGGTACCGTTCAGCGGGACCCGATACGACCGCTGGTATGCGGAGTTCGTCTTCCCTTTGATCGTGTCGGTGGCCAGTGTGACCCACCCGCCCCCGCTGTGCCTGACGTCGATGGCGACCATTACCGAGCTGCCATTGATGTCGCCGGTCTTGGCATCGGTACTTGTAAGCCCCTGCACCTGGACCGTGACAACTGCAGCGTCGATGTCAGGGTTNGANGTNGTCCNNATNATCGGGANNTCNNNGGTGACNTCTGANGANACGCTGATGGTGTTCTCAACNGCNGGNAACCCTGGGATATAGTCCTGNTCTGGGTAGCCNTTNCGGGTGTGNACNGTGACGCCNTCGAAGTTGAAGGANCCNTCNGGATTCTGCAGCGGNGTGTCGTCGAGGTAGATCGACTGCAGGCCGTTCACCAAGCCGTGAATAGGGCCGTGTGCAATCAGATCGAGGATCCGACCCTTGGACACGCTGCGCAGCGTGTTTGGCGCTTCCGTGGGGGTACGCTGCTTAGAAGATTTGCCGCCGCCACCAGCCCCGTGGATAGTCAGGTCAGTCACCCCACGTACTCCTCGGCAAACAGACCAGCGCTCACGACAATGCTTCCGGTCAAAACTCTCCCGTACCCGCGCGGCACGGCCACATTCTGCTTCGAGGTGTTCACTGGTCCGTCGAAGAGGTAGGATCCCTTCTCTTCTCCTCGCTCACTCCCCATCTCCACCCCGGGAATCTTAGTGGTCATCATGACGATGCCGCTGAGCGCCAGGCCTGCGCCCGCAGCACCTACCGTCAGTGCGGTGCCTGCCGCCCAGCCCGCCGGGTTCCACCACGCGACGGCGATGAGGATGATCCCCAGAACCACGTTCAGCGCGCCGTTGTTGGCACCTTCGATGGCGGGGATGATGTGGATCTCGTTCTGCCACCCGAGGGAGACCGTCAGGCCGCCTTCGTCCACAGAGTCGCTCTCGTCAAGCGGGCCGCGGATGATGTGCCAGGAGCCCTTCTTGATAGCCTCAGTGAACTCAGGCATCTGAACGCCCAGGGCTCTAACGGCTTCAGCCGGACTGTCGACGTCCAGCTCGTACTCTTGGCCGAATTTTTCGCCTAGGAACCCGTGTAGGCAGACCTTTTTCAACCGACGTACCTCAGCCAGTGGGTGATGTATTTCTGGTAGCGGAAGCGGGGTTCACGAACAGAGAGTCGGCTGTCGTCGACGGCGCGACGGGAGCAAATCTGGTGGAGAATCAGATCGTCCTCTAACAGGATTCCGCCGTGGCACACGGTTTCGGTGTGGATTTGGGCCAGCCAGACGTCGCCCGGCCTCGCCTCGCTCGCATCGATACGAACGAACCCGGCCTTCGGGAACCCCTCAAGGAGTAGGTTCTGGCCCTTCTCCCACCACTCCCAGTCGCGGGGGAACTCAGGCAGCTCTATGCCTTTGTTGATCTCGTAGTGATCCTTGATCAGCGAGTAGCAGTCAGATATCCCGTGCCTGAACTTCCTTCCTACCAGCGGAGGTTTTGGGACGCCTTTGCCCCACCAGGCGATGCGCGAGGAAGCGACGCCGTCGGTGCTCAGCACTCCCCATGGCACGGCTGTGTTGATCTGGCTCTGCATGTCAGAGGCGGAAGGCGCCGCGTGCCCATCGGGGTGGCTATGGACTACCGCCAGTAGCCCTTCGGACATAGCTTTGCGGGAGTCAGCCTCGCTCACCGAGAAGAACTTTTCAGGGTTCTCGTGGGTGTTCTCGACCTGTCGGCATCCAGCCTTGGTGATGAGCCATACGCCCTCGAGCGGATATGCCTCAACGGCCTGGGCCAGAATCTGCTGCTCAAATTCTTCGAACACGGTCAGATCCTCGCCACGCCTGGATAGCCGTAGAAGGGCAACACTGCGTTGTCGCCGAAGTGGCGTTTGCAGTCGCTGATTCGCTTCCCGCACTTGGCCTGGGTCGGGTCTCCAGTAGCCTCGCCATTGACCTTGTACATAGCCTCGCTGGCGTAGGGGCAGGTAACACCGTCATAGTTCCACCGCCCGTTGGCCCAGTACCTGAAACGGTGAGAGCAGGAATCCCGCAGCACCTGGCGGTTCGGGATCATCCGCCCCTGCTGGTCCATCTTCGCGGAGAGCTCGAAGTGGATCTGTGTGCGGCGCTGGGAGACCTTTCGCTCGATGACGTAGTAGTCGGGCGGGAACATCGCGTCTGGGTTGGGGGAAGCGCCGTCGTCGAGGTACTTGCGGTAGGTGCGGATGCGCGTCACCGGACAGCCAACGAGGTCGTCAGAGCTTACGACCAGGCTCAAGAACACCAGGTCCTTGGCCGCCAAGCTGAGGCTTGGCCGAGGGATGGTTCCGCTACTGGTGAACGAGAATCCCTCCGCCTTGATCGGCAGCGCCGTGTACTGATAGCCGTTGAACAGAGGCCCGCTGCCGTCCACGACCGTGTTTGAAAAGCGCAGAATGCCGTCGCCGAATCGGCGTGCGTCCAGCTCGAACAGCGTGACGATTGCGTCCTGCTCAAGCCTCTGTACGTCGGTTGCGATCAGTTCGCTCATCTTCCACCGCCTGGATAGGTCCTTGAACCTTATCGCAAACCTGTATTTATGTAAATACAGGTCAGATGGGGTTAAAGTCTCGCTTGAAGTTGGCTCTTAATGCGTAATCGTTGTAGTCCGCGTAACTCAGCGAAACGGAGGTGCAGAGTACCTGAATCACCTCTCCGCTAATCGGGTGCGGCCAAAGGAACGCTTTCAGATTCTTGCGCGCCCTGAGCCACTGATAGGTCGCCTCTGCAGTGGCTTCATCCAGTGAAGACCATGTGAGGCTCCAGGCGTCTCTCAGGTAGTTGATGCCCTCTGGCTGCCTCAGCATGTACCCGTCGCCGAACTGAACCTGCGTGACCGACGCCTCGGGGTCTTCTTCGGTGAACCCCCAGTCCGGTGTACCAATCTCCGGGAATGTATCCATCACCCTCTCCTCTGTTGCTTGACCCAGGTGTCGAGAACGCCTCCCGGCCTCATCTGGTCCTTCATCGTGGCGATGACCGACGTCTTCAACGTCTCGCCAAGCTCTCGGGCCTTGGCCTCGTTGTCTTTCGTGCTACCGCCGCCAGAGTCCCCTCCGGTCTGCACAGTGATATTCGGAGCCAGAGTGATGTTGAACTCCTGCCCGTTGCCCATCTGCTTGGCCGACTTCTCCCTGGAGGTGACGTTGGCTGGGCCGTGCACGATCTCCGGGCCGTACTCGCCGACGATGCCGTAGGAGTTATAGGGAATGAAGCCGCCGTCGTCGTAGGCGCCGGAGTAGGATGAGCCGCCGGTCTTTGCGCCTGACATTTCTGCAATAGCCAGCCCACCTACGAGAGCAGCTGACGCATACCCCTGTGCGGTGATCATCGAAGCAAGCGGGATGCCCATCACCTTCATCGGGTCGCCGGGGATGGTCATGGCCTGGGCCGCGGCAAGGTGCGTGTACATCAGGATCTGAGCTATCGCCAGCGCCTTCTGGGCAACGAATGCCGCCTTCTGCGCCGCGGTCGCATCCTCGCCAGCGCTGGCAAACATGCCAAGGATGTTCTCGGCGCTGCCCAGCATGGAGATCATCGCCATCTGGCTCATCTGCTCGGCGTACTGAACCCGCTTAGCGTCCACGGCCATGCTCTGGTCGGCGAAGGTCTGATGCGCGCTGAGCAACGAAGCGTTCTTTTCCTGCTCGAGCTGTTTCAGCCGCTCAGCGTGCTCCGCCTGCTGGAGGAACTCAGCGTCCAGGGCCGCCTGTCTGGCCTCGAATTCACGGTTGATCCGATCAACGTCGTTCTCATAGCCAGTGAACAGGTCTTCCTTGCGCTTGCCGAACTGCGATAGCCCTTGGGCACGCTCAATTTCCGTCCCCATCCAGTCGGTGAACGGCGTCGACGACGCATCTCCCATCTGCAGGTTGGCCGTCGGCAGGCCATTGGTGGCGCTCTCTACGGCCCTGGTTTTGATCGACTCCTTAATCCGCTTGTACTCGGCCAAGGAGACGTTGTTCTCCCTGAGCAGCCGATTCAGCTCGATCATGTCTGCCAGCGATTCCGAGAACGGCGAGTCCAGGTAGGACTCTCGCAGCTTCTCGAGCGACTGGTAGTTGGCGTTCTGCTCGATGGCCAGCTCGTAGTGGGCCTTGCGCAGCTGCCAGATAGCTTTCGCTTTTTGCTCGGCAGTGATCTTGCCGTGCTTGTGGAGCAGGGCCAGTTGGGCCGTCTTCTCGTTGACCTCCTCCAGCGATGCGCTGAGAGGATCTGCCTGTTTACGCAGGGATTCGTAGCTCGACTGCGCCTGCTTTAGGTCCTTCTCGATCTGGCTCTCGGCCGAGGCCTTCTTGGCCGGCTTGCTGAGCTTTTCCTCGAGCGACGCAATGGCTTGCCGCAGCTGCAGCTCTTTCTTCAGGCGCTCAGCCTCAGCCACTGATGCTTCGGCGCCGAGCTGACCACCCTCCGCGATCAGCTGGTTGTTGATGACCCGCATCAGCATTACGTCGGCGAGGTCTTCTTTGAGTACGGCCAGGTTCTCTGCGTCGCTACGGTAGAAGTCTTCTAGCGCGCGGCGAGCGTCTGCCAGGGTCTGAGCCTCGGCGTCGGCCTCGGCCTGCAGCTCGGCCACCTTTTTGACGACCCCATCCCTGCGAGAGCTCAGCCTGTTGTACGTGTCTTGACCGGGGCGCTGGCCGCCTGAGTCAATCGCTGCCTGGTCCTGCTTGGCCAGCGCGGCTATTTCGTTATCGATGCGCAGCAGTTCGCCGCGGGCCGTGGCCAGCTTCTGTGTGGCGCTGGCGCTGGCCTCTAGCTGCTTGGCCAGGGCCTCCTGGTCCTGCCTGGCGGCGTCCGCAGCAGCTATTTCTCCTAGAGACACCAGGTTCTCGCGTACTTCCACCACCTTGGTATTGGCCTGTGCGGCGGCGGCAAGCGCATCCTTCCAGGCCCTCTCCGCCGACGCAAGTGTCTCCATGTCGGCTGCAGAGACCGTCCCGGCTGCTGCCCTTGCGTCAAGGGAGGCCTTTGCCTCGGCGAAGCGCTCGTATGTCTCGACCACCTCCTGCGCCGCGGCAATCTGCGCGTCCTGGCTTTTCACCGCGTCCATGGCAGTGCTGCCCATCTCGGCCAGCTTTTTGCTGGTGGCCTCGATATGCTTTTCGAACTGCGTGATCTGGTAGTTGTTGGCCTCGATCATGACCTGAAGAGAGGATCTGGTCGAGTCGTCAAGCCCAGCCCCCTTGGCATCGAGGCTGGACTGTATGCCGGAGTTCCTCTGCCGAAGCTCTTCGATGCTCTTTTGGTCGGCCTGGATATTGCCGCGAAGCGCTTCCTTCTCCTTCTCCAAGGAGACCTGCTTCATCTGGTCCTTGAGTTGTTCGTAGCTGGACCTGAGATTGTCCACCTCCGATCGCTGGTCGATCAGGTCCTGGCGAGCATCAGAGCCGAAGGCTGCTTTACCGGCCTCGTAGATGCCCCAGATGAGGCCTACCCAGCCGAGTGCCCTGGACACGGCAGTCAGGGCTACTGACAGCCCTCCGAGGGCAGCTACAGCGCCCCTGGCGGTGCTGCTGACCACTGACAGGCTAGCTGCCAGTGGCTG